GTCAGGTCTGCAGATGTCCAACGATGAGATATCCGAATTGAAACGAATCAGAAAGAAGAATAAAGGCGGAGCAATAACACAAAGAGTCGCTGATGCTTTGGTGAAGGAGTTCGATATAGCTGTTGGTATGGGCTATTCGGTAGATGAAATATTAACGGAATGGGAAACGAGAACTTGGAAATCATTTAAAGCCGAATGGTTAAAGCCAAAAGGTGGAAACTCTGAGTTTTCTGCAGTAACCCAAAAGACAATGCAAAATTTACAGGGAGATTGGTAATGATTGATTCAGATAAAGGGCAATTCAAAATATTAATGATCGGAGCAGGTGAGACTTATGGAAAGGAAATAACCAAGCCATTACTGCAGATTTACTTTCAATCACTGCAGCAACATTCAATCGATGATGTTAGTGCTGCGTTTTCTAAGCACTTAATTGACGCCAAGCATGGGACATTTTTTCCTAAACCTGCAGATATCATCCGTCACTTAACCGCTAACGATGTTACGTCAGAAGATAAAGCAGAATTAGCATGGATGACTATCATGGGCGAGATTCGTCGCACTGGCTCATATGGCACGCTTAAGATTGATGATAAGCAAGCTATTGCAGCGCTAAAGAATATTGGTGGATGGTTGAACTTATGCCAAACAATGGAAAATCAACTGCAGTGGAAGCATAAAGAATTCCTTGAAGCTTATGCGACATTTGAACGAACACCACTTGAAATGTTACCTACTTCACTGCCTGGGCTTGAAGAATTAGATCAACACAAAAATGAAGCTAAGAAAGGATTATCCAATCTGCAGGCTGGTCTTGAAGCGTTTGAAGCTAAGCGCGACATTTAACCCATAGGAGCAATAGAGATGAAAACAGATAAAGAAATTGAACTTGAAGCGCGTGAAATCATGTCAGAGTGGAGGGCTAACGGGTTATACGCTGGCATGGGAGCTGCTTTGATATGCCTAAAACAAGGAAAGGTAAGCGAGGCTCATGAGTGGATTAGAAATACTTACGACCCTTGTGATATTGCGATTGATGACAACTTAACGCCAGAGCAGTTTTATGATTTCCTAACTAAAGGTGAGCCGGAATCACTTAGTGATATTGTCGATAAAATCAAATCAGAGGAGCAATAGAGATGAGTAAGCCAATGTACAAACTAGAATCTATTTTAGTACAAGTCAAAGAGGGTGAGTGATGAAAAAGTTTTTCCTCTTCAGTGAGTACATACGAAGAAACTGCATAGAGTTCATTAATGAGCTTGAAGTCAAAGATAAAAACGCTTATGAAGTGAGAATAACCGAGGCCACTCGCAAGACAATACAGAACGCTAAAATGTGGGCCATGCTGAATGACATAGCAAAACAGGTCGAGTGGTACGGTCAAATACTAAGTCAGGACGAATGGAAGGATGTATTAAGCGCGAGTCTATTTGAAGAAACAGCGGTTCCAGCGATAAATAGTAGAAAAATGGTATTGCTTGGCAAGGCAACAAGTAAATTTACAGTTAGTCAGATGACAGACATGATCGAATTCATGTACGCATTTGGCGCTCAAGAATCAGTAAGGTGGAGTGAATGACAGCAACTAACCCAACAGCAGCACAGAAAGCATGGCTAGAAAGAGTGTCACAGTATGCTGAAGAGCACGGCAGCTTCCCCAAGTACAATGTGTACGGTTTTCAATTGCACCACGTCATGGGGCGCACAGCTCGCCACAACAAGGTTAAAATCGGTCACTGGTTTGTGCTTCCGATTGAAGCCAAGTATCACGATATAAGCTCAAACAATCACTTTAACGTCACTAATCACCGCAAAAGATACTCAATTGAGTTTGGTTGGCAACGCAATCAATTCGCTGCAATGTGCGCGGTAATTAGACGTGAAGATGGCAGCTTACCTTTCGACGATGATGTTTATCATGCAATTTTAGATACGGGGTATTAAATGAAATATGTAATCGGAATAGATCCAGATAGCAAAAAGCACGGAGTCGCCATTTATGAAGATGGAAGGCTAGACCGTCTAGATATGATGGATTTAATGCAGCTAATGACCTACATTCAAAACCTAAATGAGCGGATGCCTTTTGGCGAATGGATTGATGTTCACATTGAAGACGTTGCAAGTCAAAACTTTATGTACCAAAAGCACAGAACAAATAGCCGAAAGATTGACGAGAGCATCACTAGGCGAGTGGGGATGTGTCAGCAAGCTCAGATAGAAGTTGAGCGAATGATTGATCATCTGATAGGTGGGAGTCATATAACAAAGCATCGACCGTCTAAGTCATGGAAGGATAAAAACGGCAAGGCGCAATTCGAAAAGGTTACAGGCTGGACGGGTAGAAGCAATGAAGATACGCGCAGTGCTGCCTATTTTGGCTTTCTTGGCCTGTAATCGCTTTATTGCATTAAATGAAAATAAACCATCGATTTAATTCGTTTTACTAGATTGGGTCGATGGATAATAATTAAACCTAATTTGAAGGAGTGAGAAGTTATGAAACTAGCAAAGTATAGCGAAAAAGATAATCGTGGAATGTTATGTGTTGATTGCTCAGAGTGCGAGCGAGGCGGCAACGGAAGCGATCCTGATAAATGCTCATCAGGTCACAAACATAAAAAAGGCAATAAGGGCGCGTGTTTCATGGGCGTTTTAATTTCAACATTAACTGTTGAGTAGTCGAAAATGACACTAATAAATAAAATACTAGCAGAGATAGAAAGCAAGCTCGGCGGCGTGTCTAACATGCAGTTTATGGATATGGTAAGCGCATCACCATCACTTAAGCAAGCTATCAAAGATGAACAAGAATCTATCAGTCAGCTAGAGACTAAAGCTAAATATGACATGGAGTGCGGATAATGAAAATAGCAGCAGTAGTAATACTAATAATAGCCGCACTTTATTTTGAGAGTGCAGAGCAAGAATGCTTAGATTTGGGTAACTCAGTTAATGAGTGTGCGCAATTATCAATGTAAAAAAATACCGCCAGGAGTGAGACTGGCGGCAAATCGGAGTAGAGATGATGGTTAGAAATGAGAAACCAACAAAAGTGACTATACAGACAAAGGAGGAGATGCTCAAGTTATCAACAGGAATCAGAAGTAAAGCAAAGGTTGCTAGGGCGATAATCAATAGCAAGGACCATGTGTCATACTGGGATATTGCTAAGTTTCTAGATATCGAGCTTGATTCTGTAGTGTGCGCGATTAGAGACTTGCGTGGCAAGTGCTATGTCATTCTCGACGTGAAGAGAGTTGACGGCGTTAACTATTACAAGATTAAAAAGGTCATGAGAAAAATTCAGACGTGGCCGAACAGTCGAGTTATTCAGTCAAGAAAGGTTGCAGAGAAAAACAGAAAGGCAAAAAGAATGAGGTCACTGAATCTGTCAACCCGAATAAAGTCAGATGATATGTCACTGATAGATTCGGTATTTTGCTAACCCCATCCGTGGGGTTTTAGTTTACTTTTTGTCTTTGGCCTTACTGCCTATGCTTGAGCCGAAGTAAAAGCCTGTAACGTCCTTACGTTCATCTAGCACGCCTTTAATTATCCATCCGCACACATTGCCGATAATGACAATTACGGAGTCGGGCAGGTCGGTAAAGTAGGTCAATGCGAATATCTGAGATAGGGCAATAACTACAGCGTAAATGATATTCCACTTCATGATATTATCGGCTATCTTGTCGGCCTGTACGCCTCCGCTTTTAGCGTGCATACTTCTCGCGCTATTCATTTCGGCCGCTTGAATCTCTAGCTTTTTAACTACAAAATCATTGTTTGCTTGCTTGAGTTTCAGTAGTTGATCGGGAGTTGCGTTATTTACTGCTTTTTCAACCAAGTCAATATTGTCGGTTTCGACTCCGGTCAACTCCTTGCTGATAATTCGTAGTGCTGTTGCCGGTAGAGTTGCACCACCTGATACGATTGCACCAACGATGTCGGGCGCATAACCCGCTATTTTTTTAAGCCAGTCCATTTAATAGCTCCCCAAGTTTAATGTAAAATTTAATTGGATTACTTTCACGATACAAATAAACACGCTTTCCATTCTCGGTATAACATAACCACACTAGGCGATTAGGTCGCTTATCAATATGAACTAGCGGCGTATTGGTATCAAAGTAAATGCCTATCCCACCAATTGCGGGTACTTTCTCAGCGTAGTTCATTAATCCAATCATTCGGCTGATGGTTGATATCTGCAAGTCAGTAGCATCAGCAAGGCGCGTTTTCTCTTTGGTGCTGTGACGACTACCACTTTTATCATGTCGAACGTGAGCGGCTGCTAGCGAGCTTGGTGTCATTGGTATGCCGCTAATCTTTCGCAGTGGAAAAACGCAGTCAGTGAGTAAATCAGCGTCCATGTATTCTAGAGTTTCTGCTGGCCATTCGTTCGGTTGAATATTTGACGGCCAATTTTTGATATGAGTTGCAGAGGGCATAATTAATATCTCATTGTTTTCGGAGACTCAATTATAACATATACTGAGTGTAGGTTTACCAAGTAGGCGGTGGTCAAAGAAAATATAAGGTGATGTTTGTTTGGATGGCAGGCATTAGAAAGCCCGGTATAATTTCGCACTGGGCTTTTGTTTGGGTGGTTATAGGCTGCCATCTCCCATGTGACTGGTTTCAAATCCATGTGAGTAATATCCATTATGAGAGTTATAGAGATGAAGGTAAAGATCATCACTCCCATCTTTCGTTAGTCTAAAGCAGACCTGCCCTCCATCATCAAGATCGTCACTATCTACGCCTACACAATAGCTAACATCAAAAACATATCCATCCGTGACGAATTCATCATTGGTGTTTCCGTCGCATCTGTACTGCTCATTTTTATCCTCTGATATGAAGTACCCAGCATCCTCACAGCAGCACTGACAAGTATCGTATCCTACGAAAACGTCATTTTCATCAACAAAGTTTACCTTTGAATCCCATCCACTTTCTTTATCTGTAATAATCACAACTCATACTCCTTCTTAATTAGTCTTTCTTCAATTCTACGCCTAGCAGCCTGACGGCGCTTTAACTGCTTATGTTGTTCATGGTCTTTCTGTTTGCCGCGAGTTCGTGAACACATATCTATCACTCTATAGGTTAATGTGGCGGTTAAACTTCAACATCGATTTCGTGCTTAGACCAGTTTGGGTGACTTCCTTGTAATGTATGATTCGCATCTTCCTCATCATCAAACATTTGAGGCTGAAGATCATCAACGGCATTTACAAGTAACCATCTTTTTTCCTTGCTTGGCTTCATGCGTATGTTTCTTGATGTCGTCATGAATAAATCGCCATGCTCAGAAAAGCTAGGGTTAATTGATGCTTCAACATCTGAATACTTACCTATTACAAACTCACTATCTTGAATTAAGTCCCCACCATTCAACCAATGAAGGCAAGCATCTTTGTGCTGAGGTAGGCAAAGGAAGCAGTCTATATTGCTACTGTTTGGCGGGTAAGCGTTACTTGATTCGGACCACTTCGGCGCATCTTTTGGTTTGATGAATAATATCAGATCCATATTTAAAATCTTAGCTGCTGCAATATCGTAATGCTTATGTTTCATATTCTTCTTACTCCGTTGTTAGTGTGATTTAAATGTACCATATAATGGGTGAGTGTCAATTAATAAATTAACCGTTGACATTAATTTGTTAAGGGGTTACATTTAATAAAACAAAACGAGGAACGCGAAGTGAATATAAAAAAATCAATTGAAAGTGGATGCGCCATTAAGCAGAAGCGAAAGGGTGAAATGGCAAAGTCGATAGGTAAAGCACCTCAAACTGTTAGTGAATGGTGCGGCGGTAAATCACAACCAAGCCTAGCGAGCGTTTGTGATATGGCTGAATTCTTCGGCGTTAAGGTATCAATATTTATTTCATGGGGAGAGAAAGAATGAACGCTGACAACATAGCAGTAACACAACAGGAAGAAGAAGAGTTTAGCGCAATGAGCAAGGTTGAGCCGAAAGAGGGTGAGTGGTGGTTGTGTGACATGAAGAAAGATGGTCGACAAGCGCTGTACCTTGGAGCTAATGGTTGGATTTTCTCTGAATCAAGTGATGACATTATCGACAATGCAAGCCCAATATCACGCCTTTACACACAGGAAGAGTATGACAATAAGCCTGTTAACCCTGTCGATGATTTAGAGCGGGATGGAGAGTCAGATTTAATTAGAGCGCAAAGGGAGATTGCAGCAATACTAGGGAAATACAAAGTAGCATTAATTGCTAGAAGCGTAAAAGGAAAGCATGATAACAACAAGCACATGCAATTCCCTGTAATTGGATTTCAAGATTACAATCATTGCTCAGAGTATGAAACCGAAAGAAGTCACATAACTGGGTATGAATTGTATTCGATTATTGCCGATCAATTGAAAGAAGACAAGGAAGCGCGCGAGCAAGCAGAGATGATTGATGATGCGTGTGAGCTGCTATTCGGTGATAGTGCAGAGCAGTGTCGTGATGATGTGCGTTCAACTGTTGAGTCCATGATTGTTGCAGGCTATCGCAAATGAACAACTACACAGAGATAGAGAATGACATATGTATCGCTATCTCTGTGATTTTTACAATAGCAATTATTTATTTAAAGGTGAGTTGAGATGAACGGAAAAATAAGCAACGAAACAAACGCAGTGAGTGGCAATGACACAGGCAGCAGTAAGCCGATTTGGCAGCTAGCAGCTATCAATAACGCTAGGGGGCGCGTAGTAACAAAGCGAAAGGTTGATAAAATCAGACCTACTGTGAGCCTTGTATGAAATTATTAGCGGCAGCATTTATTATCGCGCTATTCATAGCGGCGCATTCATTTTATGGATTGGAGAGTTTTTAAGGTGACATTACACGATAAGCAAATGAAAGTTCTCAAGCATTACGGATTTGAGCATCAGGTAGATAAGTCAATCGAGGAGCTTACTGAGTTGCTTCTTGAGTTAGTCAGATTCAGGGATGGACGAGGAAGTCCAGCAGCAATACTTGATGAGCTGGCAGACAATAGCAATATGATTCCTCAGCTTCAGCACCACTTCAACATTAGCGATAGAATGCTAGAGTCGGTGCAGAATGAAAAAATGGATCGACAACTTAAAAGGATTGAGCATGTTCAAACTAAAAGTAATGACTGAACCAATGGGCTATGAGGAGTTCAGTGATTTAATTGATAAGATGGTAGAGGAGTTGAAGTGATGGGAAGGCACGATAAATTTGTAGCGATAACGCAGACAGTGGGTGCTATGTATCTAACTATTGCACACATAGGTAGCGGTGATATTGCTCCTTTGCTTATAGCGTCCATGTTGCTAATTATGGTTAGAATTGGATTTGTAGAGCGATTAATCAAGGAGCAATCTAATGACTGATATGAAAGAGTTAAAGTCATGGACTCAGAAGGGTAGCGATTTTAAATTAAGAACTGAAAAGGCAAGGGAAAGAATGCGAGCTAAAACTCCAGAGCAATTGCAAGCTGAAGTCGACGCACTAGTAGGGCGTGTTGCGGCGCTTGAAAAAGAAAAACAGATGATGTCTGAAAATATACAAGAGTACGCATCGATGATACCTCTTCACTTTCACGGCATGACAGATGCAGGAAAGGAACACGCGATGCATTGCATCAATCAAATTAGAGGGTGGTGTAATTCTAGTGGCCACTCCGAAATGTCGCTAGTAGAACAAAACAAGAAGCTGGTGGAGATGCTTGAAAACTTCGTCGATGCTAACGACATGATTGCTGGCGGAATGAATGTTCACGGTGGCATGCCCATGATGATTGGCACTCAAGGCATGGCCAAGCGGCTACTATCAGAAATCAAAGGGGAATAACCTTTAAATAAGCGGTGAGCAACTAAGTGCAGCAATAGCGCTCACTGCTTATGATTTTAATCGGAGTGGTATGGGGTTGGGTGTATGAAAAAATCAATACTAAAAGCGCTGATAACGATCTTAGTGTTTGGGTGCGTCGGTCAAGTAACAGGCGACCAGATAAGCAACATACTCAGAGTGAGACGAGCAGCATCAAACGCAAGAGTAAGAAACGAATTCGTAATGACTCAGAAATACAGTAATTAGTATGGATCATTTACTATACGCATACAGTGTCTGGGTATTATCCGCATTTGCTGATGAGTTGTCGATTGATGAAATAAGCAACCGATAGTGTTATAATGTAACAACTAAATCCCTCTAGGTGACGTATGAATTTAATGAATTATTTATTTGGGGGCATATCACCAGTTGAAGCGGTAGCTTTAATGTCATTATCTCTAGGGTTGCTGGTGTATGTTATAATCAAATTATCAAATCTTAACGGCAAATATAATGAGCGAGAACGCACAGCAACTGAAAGAATTAGAGAGGCGCATCGAAAGTCAGGACGCTAAGTTTGACCGGGTTATCGATAAGCTATCTAATAGTAACGAATCGCTGATTAGACTATCAGCATCAATTGAGCATCTTGCTGTAAACCTGAAGGACGCAACAGTTACGCAAACAGCTCACGAGAAGCGAATACTATGCTTGGAGTTGCAGTCTGCAAAGGACGGAAAAATACGAGAAACCTTTGATTTGCTAAAAAAGGCCGTATTGACGTTCATTGTGACCGGAATTCTAGGTGCAATTTTCTACATAACAAAGTGAGTAATTATGCCCTCTATCGAAATGATAAGAAAAGCAGCAAGGCGAGTTGAAGAAAAGATGCGTGAATATATCGATATTTCAGACATCATTGAAGATGACGAAGACGAAGTGCAAGCGCTAAACTTTGAGCAAGACGACTAAAGGTGAAATGATATGGAAATCCTTCTAATAGTAATTGTAACTCTGATGGGTGGCGCGTTTACTGAATCCGTATACTACGATGCAAACAAACAAAAAGACTGCCCCGAGTTTGTACGTGACACAACATACAAACAGCGTCAAATCTGTTACCTGGATAAGAAGCAGGAAGAGCTAGACGCTAAACGTGAAGAAATGGAAAACTGACACTAAACAAGCCAAGCCAAAATAAAGCCAGCCTGATCGCTGGTTTTTTATTATCCGCGTAAGGTGTTATAATATAACAATCCCATAAGGTGGGAATAACATTAAATCATAAGGTGATTGTATGGGTAAGTTGACAGCCAAAGAGGAGGCGTATTGCCAGTTAATTGCTAAGTATGGCGAAAAAGAGAAAGTAAAGGCATACACAGAGGCTGGATATTCAATTAGCATGTCAAATGCAGCTATTCAGGTGCAAGCTGATAAATTATTTAATAAGCCTAAGCTAAGCCTAAGAATCAAAGAATTGCAAAAGGTTGTCGATAAGGTTGCTGAAAAGAAGTTCACAATAGGCGTGGAGAAGCGACTAAGGTGGCTTGAGGAAATAGTTAATGCTGGGCTATCAACTTATCTAGATCAGACTGGAAATAAGCGCAGAGAGAATCTAGCAGCATCAAGGGGCGCAATTGAAACTCTTAACGCCATGCTAGGTACTGACGAAAACTCAGAAACCAAACCAGTTAAAGTATTTGTAGGGGTTGAAGATGCCTCTAAACCTTAATATTCCTCAATTCAAATTCTACTCAATGGATAAGCCGTTTCGCGCATTCGTTGCAGGTTATCGAGGTGGCAAGACGTTTCTAGGTTGCGTTAGATTGTGCGTATTGGCGCTGGAATACCCAGGGATAAAACTTGGCTACTTTGCGCCTACTTATCCGCAAATCAGAGATATTTTCTACACTACCATTTCGGATGTTGCTGAATTAATGGGGATGACCGTTGAGATTAAGCAGTCTATTCATGAGGTATCACTGTTCTTTCATGGTGAATTGCATGCAATTGTAAAGTGTCGATCGATGGAGAGGCCAGAGAGGATAGTCGGATTTGATATCAACCATGCATTAGTTGATGAGATTGACTGCATGAAGCGAGACAAGGCTGATGCAGCATGGAAGAAGATAGTTGCTCGATTGTCTTCTACTGGATTTGATGAGCAGAGATTGCACGATGAAGAGATGAATTGTGATTTAGTTATTGAGGCGCTAGAGGATAACACGGTTGATTTCACCACTACGCCAGAGGGTTTTAACTGGATATATGATTTCTTTGTTAAGCAGTTAAGAGACGATCCAAGTTTGCAAGAGTATTACGGCATAATTAACGCATCAACGAGAGATAATGAAAAGAACCTTCCTAATAACTACATTGATAAGCTGCTTGCGACCTATCCTGAAAACCTAGCAATGGCTTATATTGATGGCGAGTTTACAAACTTACTATCTGGAACGGTATATAAACAATACACAGATGAAAACCTATCTAATGAAGTGGTAACGGATAGAGACACCACTTTAGCAATAGGTATGGATTTTAACGTACAACACATGGCAGCAAGGGTTTTTGTTTATCGTGATAAGATACCTCATTGCGTAGATGAATTTAACGAGCTGTATGATACGTCTGACATGATAGAGCATATCCAACTACGCTATCCAGATAAGAAGATTGTCGTTTATCCTGATGCCTCAGGGAAGAATAGAAAGTCTAACGCAGCCGATGAGACCGATATTAAGCTGCTAAAGAAGGCAGGATTCAGAGTTAAAGCTAAAGAGGCAAACCCAAGGGTTAAGACTCGCGTAAATTCAGTGAATGCGATGTTCTGTAATGCAAATGGTGAGCGTAAGTTATTTGTAAATAAAGACACTTGCCCGGTCACGCATGACGAGCTAACTCAACAAGTATATAATGACAAGGGTGAGCCAGATAAGAGCGCAGGAAAAGACCACGGTAATGATGCGTTCGGTTACTTCATAGCTTACGAGCACCAGATTGGTGACGTAAGAAAACGATTTGCTATACATGGGTAATAATATGACTACAGCTAATACAGTCCAAGAAGTGGACGCAGGTTACACATTGAACTTACCGCTATGGCAGCAAGTCAGAGCGGCTATTCGCGGCAAGCAGGGTGCTATCGATCTTCTTGGTTGCGGTGGTTACTATGGTATCGTCGCACCGCAATACAGACAAACCCCTGAAAACTTCGATCAATGCAATAAGCGTAGGCTAGCATACTTCGCGCGTGGTCGATTCTTTAACGCAACTGGACGCACTCATGATGCCTTTGTAGGAATGATTGGCTCATCAAATGTTGATTCAGAATTTCCGACTCAACTTGAAGGGATGGAAAGTAATATTGATGGCGAGAATGCAACCGTTAATGATTTTGCACTGGAGGTATCGAGCGAAGTATTAACCACAGCTCGATATGGAATCTTAGTTGATCCACCCAACCTATCTGGTGGTACGTTGGCCGATGCGAATATTGCTACTCCTAAGTTAATCGGCTACAAGGCTGAGCAAATTAGGCGGTCGGTAGTTGATGGTGGTAAGCTGGTTATGGTTGAGCTTGCTGAGACTTACATCCATAAAGACGGTGATAAGTACGAAACCAAAGAGCAGGTTAGACGACTTGAGTTGATTGACAGCATGTACACCTCAATCATCAAGCGTGAGGGCGCGGTGTACGCGATTGACGAAGCGACTATCAACGGCAGTCGATTAAATTACATCCCGTTCCAATTTGTCGGCGCAGAGAATAACAAGCCAACTTATGATCGCCCTGTCATGTTCGACTTAGCTCATGAAAATATGGGCCACTTCCAATTGAGCTGTGATAACCTGGAGAACCTACACTTTCACGGCCAGGGGATGACGAATATTTTTACCGATGATACAGACTCAGTAACCGACGCAAATCCCAATGGTGTTGATGTCGGAGCTAAAGGTATGAATATATTTAAGGCTAAAGACAGGGTTGAGATACTTCAAATGGCCGCAACTGGCGCTATACCTACAGAAATGGAAAAGGTAGAGAAGCGCATGATCATGCTTGGCGCTCAAGTGGTGCAGGATACCAACACCAATCAGACATTAGGCGCCAAAGAGATTGAAGCCAACGCATCAGTTAGCCAACTAAAGCGAATTGCTAACAACGTATCAGCAGGTATGACTCAATGCGGCAAGTGGGCCGCTGAGATGGTCGGAGCTAATCCTGATGAGGTGTCCATTAAGGTTAATGATCGCTTTATCACTGACAGCATGACATTCCAAGACGTTACGACTGTGTTCGCTATGTATCAGGGTGGAGCCGCAACACTTGAAGAGCTAAATGAAGTTAAGCGCAAATCAGGTTACACGCAAAAGACTAATGAAGAGCTAGCCGATGCACTCGACGAAGAGGGGCCAGAAGGTGATTCGGAAGAAGTGGCTCAATTAAAGATGGAGATTGATAACCTTAAAGCTCAAATAGCAGGCGGTGAATAATGGCACTCGTTAACGAGGAACTATTATCAATCGAGGCTAATCACGCTGTCTACTTGCAGCGGTTAGCCTCAGGACTTGGTAATGATGCAGTACCATTCATTGACTCAATGCAAGTAAAGATAGATGCGCGTATCAATCGAGAGGTTGGCAAAAACCTAACTGCCAATCGTCGTGAGAAGCTGCTGAAAGATATTAACTCAATCGTTAAAGAGGAATTGAGCGCGTACACTAAAGAGCTATCAGTAGGCAATCTTGATTTGGGTCAATACGAAGCCCAATTTCAAGGCAGGGCTATATCATCGGTTTATCCATCCGTTGAGCCTGTTGTGGTTACCCGGTCGGCAATCAAGACCGCCGCAAACAATACGCTGATTAAATTAGGCGATGGAAGTTACACGAGCTATAACCAAATGCTATCTACTTACACCTCAACCAACGCGCAGCAGATAACTAATATCGTTGCCAATGGTTTCACTAGCGGCATGACAACGCGTGACATCGCAAAGCAGGTAATGGATGAAGTTGATAACCGAGTAGTTAAGACGAAGAAAGAAGCCAAGATGATTGCAAGAACTGGCTCGACTCATTACGCCAACCAGGCTAAGAAGGCCTACTTCAGTGACGAGCCCGTTGTTATCGGAACTCAAAACATATCAGTTATGGATTCGTCAACTTCCGATTATTGCCGTGGTATTGATTTGCGAATAACGCTAAAGACAGATGCCAATTACAATAAAGCCTTTGCGCCGTTTCATAGGGGATGCCGCGGAAGTAATGCGCCAGTAGTTGACCCAAAGATAGCGGGTGATGATGGCAGCGGACAAAGACCTGAAAACTTTCGTAATGTTGAGAGCGGGCTGCTTGACCCATCGACTACTAGCTCAAAAAATATCTATTACGATGGCATGGGTAAGATTGATGCTAAGTCACAAGACGCGATATTAGGTCCAACTTTAGGCAAGGCTTACAGGAAAGGGATACGAGACGGAACGTTAACACCTGAATCATTCGCAAGGCTTACAATTGATGACGTTAACGTTAGGGGTCTAACTCTGAAAGAGATGATTAAAAAGGATAATGCACTATCAAAAATATTGGTATCTCAGAACAAAGGAAAGTCGAATTATGCAGGTCGAGTTATTGCAGGTAAGCAGTAATTTGTAAATACAGTATCGTAAGTGTTATAATATAACATGTGCAGCAAGGCTGTATAAACCAATTCAATCACTAAGGGTGACAGAATGAACAAAGAACAATTGATTGCAACAGGTATCAGCGAAGAGCAAGCGGATGCTATTTTAGGCCTACATAACGAAGACGTTAACGGACTTAAAAGTAAAAACACTGAGTTGCTAGGTAAGTTTGATTCATTTAAAACTGATCTCTCAGCAAAAGACCAGGCTTTAGAGGATGCTCGACAAGTGGCAGCGAAGGCTGAGGAAGAGAAGCTAAAAGCAAATGGTGATATGGAAGGGCTAAAGGCTCACTACGAGGAGCAGCTTGCCAACACTACAGCGCAAATGAAGTTGCAAACAGAGACAGCTCAAAACGCATTAAAGCAGCGTGATTTGAGCGAGGTTCATTCTGACATTATGCGAGGTGTTCATGAAAACTTCACACCGGCGGCTCAGGCTCTATTGGCTGCAAATACAGAGGTTACGTATGGTGATGATGGTGCTAAAAAAGTAACCATCCGCCACGGCGACAAAGAATTTAACTCAACGGCTGACTTTAAGGAATTTGCAAAAACAGATCCAACATGGTCAGCAATGTTAAAAGCTCCAGATACTAAGGGTATTGGTGCGACGAATACGGGCGGTCAGGCTGCTAGTGGCAAAGATAGCGCATTCGAACAACGCTTGCGCGACAGTGGTTTAATTAATTAAAAAAGGTAAATATCATGGCATTAGCTAATATGCAAGTCTATGACGAGCAAATCCGACTACGTACTATTGAGCTACTCGGTCAAGACTTGCAAAAATTTAACGCCGCATCCGCTGGCACTATCGTTCTTGATATGGGTCGCTGGATGGGTAACTATACGCGTGAGTCATTTTACGCATCACTAGCGGGAGCTCAGCGTCGAGTTGATCGATTCGCAGCGCAAGCATCTGCTGCCGAAACTGCTCTTTCTGAGAAAGAAGTGGTGGGCGTCAAAGTTGCTGGCGGCTTTGGGCCTGTGGTTTTTGAGCCGTCACAACTGACTTGGCTATCGTCTGAGCCAACCGAGGCGATCAATATTATCGCCCAAGGCTTTGCTGACGCCCTACTAGCTGACCAGCTAAACACGGTTGTTGGCTGTGCGGTTGCTGCGATCGAGAATATCGCTGTGCTTGTTAATGACGTATCAGCGCTTACGGCTGGAGCTGGCGCTCTTACTCAATCTGTACTAAATGGCTCTCACGCTAAGTTTGGTGACATGTCAGGAATGCTTCGCGCGGACATTATGACTGGCGCGGCATTCCACAAGCTTATTGAGAAAGGTCTCGATAACGGCGAGCGGCTATTTGAGTCTTCAAATGTTACGGTTCAATCAATACTTGGAAAGACATTTGTTGTCTCTGATATCCCGGCACTGCTTGAAGCTGGCACACCTAACAAAACTAAAGTTTTGTCTCTTGTTGCCGGGGGTGCAGTTGTTGACAACGCATCTGACATCATCACAAACCTAGATACTTCAAACGGTCAAACTCGCATTGAAACGACATGGCAGGCGGATTACTCATTCGGCATTAAG